GGACAGAAAGGAACCGAATAGTGAACTACATACAAAATACCAACCCGTGCAAGAATATGAAGTTGCGCATGGTGATTGGAGGATGGACGGACTATTACGTGAATCACTCAGATGATTGGGTTGCGTTTAATGTCCACGGAACGCGAGTTAACGTCCTCGACAACGATCCCAACGGCGACACGATCACCTTTCAATGGGACTTCAACACATTGACAGTCACCGTTGGAACCATCATCAAGGCCCTACGAATGATCGATAATTGGCTTGAGGAGTGAGAACGATGTGGGAATGCATTAATGGTGAATGGATTTGGATGGACAAGGAGATGGGAGCAGATGAATATGAGCGACAGAATGCTATTGGCTCTTATGAGGGCTACTCTCCTGCTGACGTGCGGGCTCATGGCAAGCGCCTTAGTGCGGGCGGGGTTGCTCTCGGTGTCGCTGGGGGTATGATTGCGGCTAAGGCTGCGCCTAGGATTGGAGGCTGGTTGTTGTGGATGGCGCTGTTTGTGGTGCTGGTGATGGTTTTTTCGTGAGGATTTATTCTCCAAAGTTGGAGTATAAGGTTAAGCGCGTGATGCGCTACAAGACAGATAACCGGCATGTGACTAAGTATTACATTGCAGGCCATCGCGGAACCATTATTTTAAATCGCACTCGTGAAGACTACGTGGTTACTTACAACGGGAAGCAACAGGGGTGCATTAGGTACCCACACGACTACGATAAGATCGCGATGGTGTGTGCAGCGGCAACAAATATGTTCGGGACTCCTGTGGTGTTGGATAAACAAGACGAACCCACACTCTTTTAATAGATTCCCGGCTGGACGGGTAATACCAGATCACTGAAATGAAATTCTAGCCATACACGAAAGGAAATGATCATGGCTGTTGTTTACTCTTCTCTTTCTGATGACTTTGCTGGCAAGAAGGCTTTCTTCACCGCTCAGAATTCTGCGGTCTCTTTCAAGGAACTGCGCGGCAAGAAGATTGAGATCAAGGACATTGTGATCACTGAGGATGACGTGGTCGACACGGATACTGGTGAGGTCGAGACGCGTCGGGCGATCACTGTGATCGACAAGGATGGCGCGGCGTTTGGGACTTCGTCTCAGACCGTGGTGGCGCAGATTCAGCGCCTCGTGGACATTCTGGGTGACGTGAAGACCTGGCCGGAGCCGGTGGCCGTGGAGATTGGTTCGGCGAAGTCGGGTCGGGGTCGTGAGTACACGACTGTGACGCTGGCCTGAGTCGGATAGAATGGTGAAGCCCCCTGCCCCTTAGGGGGCAGGGGGTTTTGTTATGGTTAAGTCTCATTGGGCTAAGCATTATAGGTCGTTTAAGCGCGGTGCTAAGCGCGTTGGCAACACGGCCGCCGATATTAGAGAGTTTGTTGGCGGACTGAATTTGTCGGGCAACTTGGGTTTGCCTGATACGCTAGGGGAGATGTCTTCAGGCCCCGCGAAGATGGGTTCAGTGAAGGCCGACGCTAAGAGGCAGCGCCGCTCTGAGTTGGATAAGGCGCGCGAGTTGCTTCAGGGTGAGCGTGATCGTGCGATTCGGAAAATGTATAAGATGGCTACTAGTCGTGATGGTGCTGATATTCGTGGTACTAAGTATGATCCCTTGGGCAAGTCTGCGATTGGAAAGGTGACGTTGAAGAATGCGGCGAGAGAACTTGAGCGTCTTAGTGAGTTTAATAATTCTGATAGTGTTTGGTATTTTGCTGACAGTAAAGGTAATCCCATTTCTGCTAAAGATGTTCGTCGTTACAAGCATGCTGTTCAGCGCTATAATGACGACATAGCGGCCTATGAGCGCGCCGTGAGTGGAACAAAATTACCTTACATGGGTGATATCACTGTCGGCGACTGGATTCGCGACTTTAGGCCCAGTAAGACCTATTTAGGCGGTGGTTCACACTATGCTCTTGAGCGCATGAACCCGGATAAGCGAACGATTCATTTCGATTCTGCTGAAGCCATGCGAGAAAAGACGACTTCTATTCTTGATAATCTTTCGAAGGCAGCAAAAGCCGAGAAACTTACGGCAGCCAAGCAACAGATTGCTGCTATGCTTGACGTGATTGGCGACCCAGCGCTTTACGATATTTTGACCGACATCCCTGACGATGTTCTGTGGCTCATGTGGACTGTTAACGGCGACTTCGCTAATCAATTATCGATTATGTATGAGGCGGCAAAAGAAGGCTATTTCGAGAAGCGAAGAGCGAATGAGGATGTGTGGTATGACGACGTAGAGAACGCACATTCTGAGACACTTGCTCTACTTGAGGATATTAATTCAGTGAAGATTAGACCGGAGGACGATTTTAGTGGCTCGCCAATCAACAAGCGCCGCAACCGTCGCCGGTCCAAGCGCTAAGCGCAGTCACAAGAAGATTCCCTCATACTGTGCTGACTTCGAGACAACCACTCAAGAAGAGGACTGTCGAGTGTGGTCATGGGGCATTATCAAGGTAGGGAAACTGACTGACTACGTGGATGGCACTTCTCTTGACGGATTTATGCATCATATTGCAGAGCGAGCAGCACACATATATTTTCATAATCTTAAGTTTGATGGGATTTTCATTCTAGACTGGCTTCTTAAGCATGGGTATAGTTGGACTAAAGAGAATCCCGGCGTAAAACAGTTCTCATCACTTATTTCTCGGATGGGACAATTCTATTCAATCACAGTCGTGTTTGAGACCGGATACAGGATCGAGTTTCGTGACTCATTCAAGAAACTCCCCATGTCCGTGTCAGCAATCGCTAAGGCATTCAACCTTCACGATCAAAAACTTGAGATCGACTATGAGAAGCCTAGGCCGATAGATTACATCCCTACAGAACAGGAGAGGCGTTACCAGAGGAATGATGTTGCTATTGTTGCCCAAGCGCTAGAGGTTCAGTTTGCCGAGAAGATGACAAAACTGACCGCAGGCGCAGACTCTCTAGCAACTTACAAGAAGATGACGGGCAAACTGTTTATTCGCAGATTCCCTATCTTGTCCCCTGAGATCGACTCTGAAATTCGGAAGGCATATCGTGGAGGGTTCACATATGCTTCTCCCCGTTTTTCTAGGAGACTTAACGGCGAAGGCAGTGTTTATGATGTCAATTCGCTTTATCCGTCGGTTATGCGCAATTCATTGCTTCCATACGGCGATCCGTTATATTCCGAAGGGGGCCCTATAACTCAAAGACCTCTTTACATTTCGTCTATTACAATTAAGGCTAAGTTAAAACCAAACCACATTCCATGCATTCAAATTAAAAAGAATTTGACATTTAATCCTACTGAATACCTTACTGAAATTAATGAGCCAACCGAAGTTGTTGCAACAAATATTGACATAGAACTCTGGAAGAAACATTACGACTTAAAGATACTCTCATGGAACGGAACTTTTGAGTTTAGAGGCTCGCACGGCTTTTTCGATGAATACGTAGACCATTTTATGGAAATTAAAAAGAATAGCACTGGCGGCTTACGTCAAATTGCAAAACTACACCTCAATAGTCTCTATGGAAAGTTCGCTACAAACCCCGACATCACAGGCAAGCACCCCGTCTTGAAGGACAATCGAGTCTCATTAGAGATGAACGAGATGGAAACACGAGATCCTGTGTATACTCCAATGGGAGTGTTTATTACAGCACATGCTCGGAGTAAAACGATAAATGCAGCGCAAGATAATTATGAAACCTTCGCTTACGCAGACACCGACTCACTACACCTTGTAGGACCAACAACACCACCAGAGACTTTGTGGGTTGACCCTGTTGAACTAGGGGCATGGAAGCACGAGGGAAACTTCACAAAATCTGTTTACATTCGAGCAAAGCAGTATGCAGAGGAGATTGATGGTAAACTGGATGTGCACATCGCGGGAATGCCCCGCTCAGTGGCCGCCACATTAACGTTGGACGACATGTTGACGGGAGGCCAATGGGGCGGTAAACTTATTCCCACAAGGGTTCCTGGAGGCGTGGTTCTCAAGGATACAACATTCACACTCAAAGTTTGAAAGGCTGGATCAATTATGGCTCGACCCGTTAGCGACAAGGCAACTGCCAAGTTCCGTCTCCCCAAGACTCTCATTTCCGACATCGATGAGCAGCATTGGGTTGAGCGGCGACCCGCGGACGATATTGTTCGCGATGCCCTCATTGACTATCTCGCTCGAAAGGCTCCCAAGCCGGCAAAGTGACTGCGAACCCGTGCGGGATGCAATCCGGTGATAAGGACCTGCACGGAACGGCCCGCAAGCCTTTGCAGCACTGGCTGACATTGGGTGAAAATGGTAGGCTAGGAACGTAAGTTCCTAGCCTACCTCGCTATTAGGAGAAGAAATGGGAAAGGCCGATAAGTACAAAGGGACGGGAAATGTTGCTGAGGACGCCAAGCGAACTCAGGAGCAGACCAAGAAGAATCTTGAGAGCAAGCCCGACAAGTCGCGAGTGCCGGTAACAGGCGTTACCGGGGATAAACTTGCCGATCCGAAGTACCAGCAGGAACGCGCCCAGCAGATGAACCGGGACACAGCACATCTCTCACCTGAGCAGAAGAAAGAAGCCGGACTGCCTGAGTCACACGTTTACGATCCCGGCGATTCCGATGGTGACAACAAGGCAGTATCTCCGTCCGATAGAAACATGACTGGCGGCGACCCCAATCCGGTTAAGGATGAGGATCCTTTTAAGGACACGAAGGCGGCCTGGGACCATCTAGCGAGCGTTTTCGGGGACAAGATCACCGCTCTTCAGGACGAACTTGAGGGGCGTCTCTCAGGAATGCTAACCCCCACCGATCGCGAGACAGGCAACCCGTTCGCGGGCGATGACGTTCCTGCCAGCAAGGAGATGACCGCAGACGATGTCAAGGCGGCCGTGGCGTCGACGGCTGACGACGCGAAGGCGGTGGCTAAGGGCATTGGCGAGGTCGGTGGCGCTGCAGCCAATCTTGCGGGCACTGCCCTGAAGGATGCAGGCAGTGCTACAATTAAGGAAATGGGGATTGACACGGATGCTGTAAAGAGTACCGGAAACACTCTTGCAGGCCTTTCAGGTCTCTTCTCATCCGGGGACAACCCCGACTCGAAGGTTCCTGATGGGAACTGGAAGCCCAAGTCAATTTCAGACCTATTCACAAGGAAGTAATTATGCCCCGCTTGCGAGATGACGTCTCAAACGTCGATATGCTTAACGCAATCCGCTCGGATGCGCGCAGGGACTATCAGGAGATGGTTCCCGAAGCCACTAAGGCTAACATTCAGGAAACCATTCAGGGAATCATGTCTGACAATATTTCTCGAAACGAGTTCATGTCAGCACTGATTAACCGGATCGGATCCACGGTTGTGCGCGACATTTCCTGGCGCAACCCCCTCGCCATCTTTAAAGACGGTATGATGAATTTCGGTGACACCATCGAAGAGGTGCACATGGATTTCATCAAGCCCAACATTTACGATGAGAACCGTGATTATTTGGAGAAGGACGTATTCGGTCAGGCACGCCCGCCGGCTTACAGCGCTTTCCACACGATTAATCGTAAGGAAAAGTTCAAGGTCACCTTCAACCGCGATGTTCTCCGTCGCGCCTTCCTGAGTGACACGGGACTGTCTGAGATGCTTTCTCAGACCATGAGCGTTGCCGCGTCCTCGGATGAGTGGTCCGAGTTCCTGACCATCTGCTCCCTGTTCCGCACCTATGATGAGAAGCATGGGTTCCACAGGGTTCAGATTCCTGATCTGAACGTCTTCGATGCAGATAAGACGCATACCGACGCGGCGCTCAAGGCGCTTCGTGTGGCTGCCGACAAGATGCGCTACCCGACCCCTGCATACAATGCGGCGGCGGTCCACTCGTTCGCCCGCCCTGAGAATCTCGTTCTCATCGCGACGCCCGAGTTCAAGGCCAACGTCGACGTCACCTCCCTGTCCGCCGCGTTCAACCGCCAGGACGCGGAGGCTCCGTCGCACATCATCACCGTCCCGAACGAGGCCCTTGGGCTCAAGGACGTTAGTGCGATTCTGACTACCCGAGAGTTCCTGCTGATTAAGGACGTTCTTCTGGAGAACCGCTCCATTCAGAACCCCGAGGGTCTTTATGACAACTACTGGCTGCACCACTGGTCACTGATTTCGGCCTCCCCGTTTACCCCGGCGATTGCGTTCGGGACGAAGGAAAGCACGAAGATCGTTGTCCCGGCTGACGAGACGAACGCTGAGATCGACACGATTCAGACGCTCAACCAGGATGGCACGCACAGTAGTGTGATGAAGCCGGGCGCCGTTCGGCAGGCGAAGATCGTCTGGAAGACCCCGCCCGCTAACAAGGGATACGCCACCGACTGGTACATCAAGAATGCGACCAGCAAGGCCACGAAGATCTCTAACGACGGCGTCCTGACTATCGGGCCCGATGAGAAGAATGGGTACCCGACGCTCGGGGTCACTGTTGACACGAAGTCTGCTCCTGGCGGCACTAAGCCCGTCAGGAAGGAGATTTCAATCCAGATTCAGGCGTGATATACTGAGTCAGTAACCGCCCCACTATCCTCCGGGATGGTGGGGCTTTACTGTTAATGGAGGAGATATGACACAGATTTATGGTGACCCGCCAGAGACTACCGCGGGATTGTCGTTTGATTACTCGGTGTGGTCCGCGGGCAGTGTCATTACTATGTGCAATGTGCCGTTTGATAATACTTATCGCGACATTATTGATTGGGACGCTTACGGCTGGACGCCCTATCAGTACGTTAAGTCATTCAACAAGGTTAATAAGGTCGAGATAAACCAACTAACATATCTTGCTCAAGGCAAGCCGATTCGCATTCCCACACCATTCACTAGGGCGAACCAGTACAACTATGTAATGGTTGAGAACCCTGGCCGTCCCGTTGACTCGAAGAATTTTGAAGGCTACACACCCCACGCTTTCTTCTACTTCATCACAAGCGTGGACTACATAGCACCTAACACCACACAACTAACACTTCAACTCGACGTCTGGTCAACGTACTATCAGCGCGTCAAGTTTGGGCGCTGCTACCTCGAGCGGGGACACATGGGGATCGCCGCCGTCGACAGTTTCAACGACAACGGCCGTGAATGGCTTGCTCAGCCCGAAGGCCTCGACGTCGGCGGAGAGCACCAGGTCATTCGCTCATACCGACGCATGATTGCTGACGTCTTCAACGGCGACTATGACGTCGTCATCACCAGCACTATTGACCTCGCAGCAGAGTGGGGGAACCTTGCGAGCCCGCGATTCAAGATGGCTAATGGGTCAAAGGCTGAGGGTCTTCCCAACTCAGCCAGCGTGTGGGTCACGTCGCGCAATGACTATCTCGAAGGGCTTTCAGCGCTCTCTGCATACCCGTGGGTCGCCCAGGGCATTGGTTCTGTGACTATCGTGCCAAAGGGTGTGGTGTCCAAGAATTCCGCAAATGCGGCGCGAATCGGGAGCGTGAGTTGGTACAAGGTCGGCACTGGCGACGTCTACGTCAACCGTGCTTTTCCGCTGACTAACCATGACTTCCGAAAAGAGGTCATGAGCATGCTGCCAAAGGCGTATCAGGAACTTCGTAAGTTCATGACCGCCCCCTACTGCATCCTTGAACTCACGACCTACACGGGAAATCCCGTGGAACTTCGCCCCGAGTCGCTTATGACCACCGGCATTGGGCTCCTGCAGTACGGACACGTCGTGCCACCCAACCCCCAACTAATGTTCACGGTCAAGGACTACAACAACAAATGGGCCTCTAAGCGACTTGTTGGCCCAAGCACTCACGAGGAGGATGAGTACGGCGAGGAGTGGGACCTGGTTACCGGATACACTTCACTCCCGACATTCTCAGTGCTCAACAACTCAGGGCTCAACAACCTGGCCTCGAATGCTCACACGATCGCTGCACAGATCAACTCTGCCAAGTGGCAGCAGCGTCGTGCTCAGCGCAGTGCCGTGGCGTCTCGTGATATCGCTAACGCAGGGATCGCTGCAACTCAGGCGGGCGCTGAGAACACGATGTGGGGTAACTCAGCGATGGCCGACTCACAGTCTCGCTACAACAACATGCGGGCTACTGTTCAGGCGGTGCAGGGCGGAATGACAGCCCTCGGAGGTGCCATTGGGCTCAACGGGCAGGCTGTGGGCGCAGGCATCGGCCAGGCGGCCACAGCGGGGATTAGTGCGATGATCCAGAACTCTCAGGCGCAGTCGACGGCGAACATCCAGAATCAGTTAGCCAGCGGCGCCTCACAGATCTCTCAGACGCAGCAGCGCGCGGTTCGGGACACGAACTATGACCTCGCACAGTTCGCTGCTAACGGTGACTATGAGGCCGCAATCGCCAGTATCAACGGGCAGCAGCAGGACATGCAGGTCATTCCGCCTGCCGTTATTGGGCAGACGGCGGGTACTGTGGCTGCGATGGTGTCCAACGGGCTGGTGATTGACTGTCGCGTGCGTCTGCTCTCCGATGCGGCCATTCGTCGCGTTGGTGACTACTGGCTGCGTTATGGGTATGCGATGAACACGTGGATCAAGATGCCCAGTCGTCTTTCCCTGATGAGCGAGTTCACGTACTGGAAACTGGCCGAGTGCTACTTGGAGCGCGCGGACATTCCCGAGACCTTCAAGGGGACTGTGCGGGGTATTTTCGAGAAGGGTGTGACTCTGTGGCGCTCACCGCAGCGGATTGGTACAATCAATATCAGGAACAATCGGATCGACAAGACGAATCAGGTGAGTTTGATTGCCTAAAAAGGACTATGTTAAGAATACCGTCTATCGAGAGGTGATGGCAGCAATGCCGTCGACCTCAGAGAATCGCCAGGCGGCGCTGGAGTACATGTATAGGCGCCAATTAATGGGGAAGTGCATCTCTAGATTCACCTGGGAGGGCCTTCCTAACGGAATTGATCCACGATTCATTGAGGCAACTATCTTCAATAATGGGTACAGTGTTTTCTACTACGACTCATTCTTTGAGATGTTCATGGCAATGCCCGCAATAATCTCTGGCCCCCTGGATATCCAGGACAATCCTACTGGCTATCGAGTGACACGAAATGGTGTTTACTCGCGTGACGTGCTCGCCAGCGAGTCCGTCTGCATCTGGGGAAATCAGATCAGGGTGCCCGAGATCGATGTCGTGCTTTCCTACGCGGCACGCCTGGCCCAGATTGACCGCACCATCGAAATTGATTTGTTAAATGAGCGCAACCCCATGATCGTTGCCTGCTCTCAGGACCAACGGCTTACCGTTCAGAATTTGATTAGCAAGATTTATGATGGCGAACCCGTAGTTTGGGGAACTGAAAATTTGGCTGTTGACAACCTGGCCAGCATGATCGGCGTCTTCCCGCTGAACCAGAATGCTGGCGCAGGCGCCGTCTCCAGCATCAAGCACATGGAGTCCAAGGCCAAGATCTGGGGTGAGGCCCTGACAATGCTCGGGATCATGAACGTGAACAGCGAGAAGCGTGAGCGCATGGTTGTCGAAGAGGCGGCGGGAAACTCCGGTCAGGTCCTAGCGTCACGCGAGTCGTTCATGAAGCCTCGGCAACTTGCGTGTGAGCAGATCAATGAGAAGTTCGGCTTGCAGATCTCGTGTGAGTGGGCAGTCGACGACAATGCCGCCCCGAACATGGAGGATTACCTGGCCGTGCAAAACTTGACCACCTACGACGCGGAAGGAGAGGAGTAATGCCCGCACAGTTCACAATGCGCCTTAAGGACGTCGTTAAGGTAACCGGAGACCACATCGGACTTGACGACTACCCTATTTTTAATGAGGACTATCGCAAGGTGCTGAACGATCGCATTAAGCGCGAGTACTGGCTCCAAGAAATCGCGCACGAGACACCAGACATCTTTATCTGGCGACTCAAACTCAAGATGGAGCGCATCATGCCCCGATACAATCGAATGTATGAGGCCGAACTCCTCAACAACGATCCGCTGGACGGCGGGCGCCGCGTTAATGAGACCTCTCAGGATGGGAGGTCGCAGAACAGTGGGACGAACCGGCAGGACAGCAACGGATCCGGCACTACCAACTCCACAGGCCGTACAGTGGGGTCTGATACTCCTCAGAGCCGCCTGGCAGGAGACGGGGACTATGCGACGTCTATCAGTGACGCGTCCACCAAGGGCAAGAGCACGAACACGTCGACCTCGACGTCGAGCAGCACCGGAACCAACGACTACCGGAACAACCAGCACTCTCTTTCCACGGGTTACAATATGGGTAAGGGAGAGCAGATCGCTCGCTATCGAAACACTCTCGTGAATGTGGACGACTTTGTTATCGCAGAACTGTCCGACCTGTTTATGGGTATCTGGGACAACGCCCAGCCCCGCACTCGCCACTACCTTAACTATGGAATGTACTAGGAGTAAAAATGCCTATTGCTGACAAGTCTCGTCGCTGGCTACAGATCTATAGGAGAATGGAGGAGGCCAACTACCTCATTAACACCGTCAATATTAATAATGTAACACCATTCACCTACGGGGACGGACTCACGTACTATGAAGTTCTCTCCAAATTGCGTGAGGTTATCTCCGATGTTGTTGAGTATGTCAACGAGTTCGGAGAGGAGGAGCAGCGGATCGTCGCTGACTTCAACCAGAAAGTTAAGGAGTTCGTAGCATCTAATCGCGACGTATTCGAGACGCAGCAGACCGCGTTTAAGAATGCCCTGAAGGAACTCGACAAGCAGACCGACGCGTTTCTCAAGTCTCTCCTGGTCGAGAAGTTTGATAAGCACCCTTCAGGCAAATTCTTCACCACGACCGCCAAGGACGGGTCACAGATCGCCGTCGCCAGCAGTCAGGGAATGCAGGATGTGCTGGATGAGTTGACGACTGTTCGCTCGTCGGTTAACAGCAACAAGGCGAATGCCGATCGGAGACTGAACGACCTTGAGTCCAACAGCATTGTAAACAGGGTGAGCAAGTACCCGCACACACTGATTCTCGGGTCATCCAACGCGATCCTCACCGGATACGCCAACGGGACGTGGGACGAATGGTGTAGAAGCAAGGGGGAGATCCCACACAACTATGCATCAAACGGTGGAGGGTTCACCTCAAACGATGACAACAACTTTCTCGCCATGCTCAATAACGCCGCAACCCAGATTAGCGAGTATCAGCGAAATCTGACGGGGCGCTGCTACATCATCGACCTCATCTACGATATCCGAACCGGCCGTGATATCAGTCAGCCATTTGAGCGTTTCATGCAAAAACTCAAGGAGGCATTCCCGAACTGCAAGGACATAATCGTCCTTCCTGCACTGTACAACGAGTGCGACGCAAACAATGACTTCAATATCGCTCGCCGTTGTGCTTCAACAACGAATGCGATCAAGCGACTCGCCACCCCACACGGAGCAGTTGTCTGCGAAGGGTCTCGCTCGTGGTTCCATAACGGGCAGGAGGCTAAATTCTTTACCCCTGAGATGAATGTCCACTTCACGCCCGCAGGCTACAAGTACGCCCAGCAACAGTTTGATGCATGGCTCCGCGGCGGATCCGGTTGGGTCAACTATGGATGGGAGGACATTACAGGGCTCGCAAATCTCAATAATGTGCGACAGAACAATTTCCTCTATGCCGTCTGTCGTCGAGAGCGTGATGATGTCACTATCCACGCAACATTCGAGGTCGGTAGCGTCACGAACGGTGAAGTCTTGTTCAGGCTTCCCGCCTGGGCTCGTCCGTATACGAACTTTTACGTGACGATGTGGCAGGACTCCACAGCGTTCCGAGGAAATGTCAACCACAACGGTAATGTCATTGCCCTGAAGGACATTCCCGCCGGAACCCGACTAGCGATTGACGCTTCATATTCCATCTTCTAACGAGCACGTCTGCCCCCATGGTAAAATGGGGGCAGACGTCTATCTAGGAGGATAAATGGCCTGGGATGAGACCATGCGAAAGGTATGGGTCAAGGCGATAGGCACTGTCGAATCGTCTATGAACTATGCCGCAATCAACTACAACGACCCGATCACCATAGGAATCGGACAGTGGTACGGCACTCGCGCTGCAGCACTAATCAACAAGATGAAGAACGTTGATTCTGCGGGATATGGGGCTCTGCCACAAGACTTTCGAAACGTCATGAACGCTCATAGTGAGAGTGACGCGTTCTGGAATACCTACTATTTACCCAGAAACTTCGGCGACGCACTCAAGCCATTCCTGATTAATAACCGTAACATTCAGGACGACCAACTAATCTTTGACGCCAACGCCACATATAGAAACATGGCGCTCAAGTACGGAATCAACCCCGACACCAACACTGAGACATTCATCCTGTGGGCTGTCGCCTACCACCAGTCTCCGCAGCGGGCAATGCGAATCGCAAATCGTGTTGGTGGAACGAATCTCGACGGAATGAAGTCTGCCATCCTCTCAGACGCCGTACTAGGCGTATACAGCACGCGCTACAACACTGCTTACAACATCATCAAGTCAAAAGACACCAGCGGCGTCGGCAGCAGTGGATCCAGCAGCACTACTACACCTGACGGCAATGGCGGTAAGGCGTCAAACTCCAACTTCGCCAGCCTTGCTGTTGGGCCGGGCGTTGGATACCTGCTACTTGACAACTCAAACCTGGTATGGCTACGCACACGCTTCGGAACCTCAGTAGGAACCCCCGTGGGCATCAATCTCTGGAAAATGGACATGGGTAACTCCGAAGCCAAGGTCCAGGAGATCGTCTCAGGTGCATGGAACAACGCCCACGCACTCGGATTCAACGAGGGAAGCGCGGCTGCACCCAACCCTGGCGGGGGCAACCCTGGTGGAGGGGGTGACGGATCCAAGGGGGCGAAGGCCCTGAAGTGGATGATGTCACGCATCGGAAAGTTCGGCTATCGTCAAGCGCCTGGCCGCCTAGACCCTGACAACTCGGGCTTCGGTGACTGCTCATCCACGATCTACAGGGCCTACAAGGACACGTCAGGAACATTCGTAGGCACCTGGACGGGCGACCAGTACAACCGTGGAAGAGAGGTCATGCCCCGCGGTAGCGGTGCCATGACGGCCGCACAGCGCGCCATGCTGAGACCCGGTGACATGATCGTCATGGCGTGGCGATCTACGGGGTCCTACTATCCCGAGACCGATCACGTAGAAATGGTTGTGGACTCCAATCGTTTGATCGGGCATGGAGGAAACCCTTATTATGGACCTGTAATCACTAGCATCGATCGCCTTGCCGGAACTCGGTGGTGGACGGTGAGGAGACACGATTGAAAAAGAAATTCAGTTATTATTCATTCTCGAAGGTGCTTTCATATGCGGGCGTCTTCAATATGATTATGGGTGCTCGCGGTCTGGGTAAGACCTATGGCGCTAAGAAAATTGTTATCAAGAATGCGATCAACAAGGGACAGCAATTCATCTACCTTCGGCGCTACAAGACTGAACTAAAGGGGCGTAACTCCTTCTTCGCTGACATTCAAAATGAATTTCCTGACGAAGAGTTCCGCGTTGAGGGACAGTTCGCTCAGCGCAAGGTGGGTAAGAAATGGGAGACGATTGGATATTTCATTCCACTGTCTACAGCGCAAGCGAACAAGTCAATCGCCTACCCCAACGTCTACACGATCATCTTTGATGAGTTTATCATTGATAAGGGGTCGCTTAGATATCTGCCTGACGAGGCGAAGGTGTTCATGGATTTCTATTCAACAGTAGACCGTTATCAGGACAGAGTTCGGTGCCTCATGCTCTCAAACTCTGTATCCATCATGAACCCCTACTTCATCCGCTTTCATATCGAGCCCGTTGAGGGGGTCTCTCGCCATGCTGACGGCTTTATTGTCACCGACTTTGTTGACAGTGAGCAATTTCAGTCAGAAGTAGCGCACACTCGGTTCGGCTCGTTCATTACAAACTATGCTGAAGACTATGCTGAATATGCTATCAGCAATAAGTTTGCGGACAACTACGATGACTTCGTCATGAAAAAATCCGGTAGGGCGAAGTACGCCTTCTCGCTCCGCTGTCCCGACGGGGAGGTCTCCATCTGGATCGACGGTCCAACATGGTTCGCCCAGCGTCGCCAGCCACGAGGTGAACGTGTAAGATGGGCCTATAAGGTCACGGACTTGCGAGAAGGAGAGAGGCTGCTCATGTATGGTGACAAAGTACTTTCCATCATGCGAAGTACGTATCGAAAGGGACGTCTTTTCTCTGACTCGCCCGAGACCCGCAATATGTTCGCAGAAATTTTTGTCCGATGATTAATCTGCCCCAAACACTAGATGTAGCCCTGGTAATTGGGGTTATAACACTAATGACCGTTGTTGGAAAGTTCGTCTACCGATTCACCCGATTTTTGGATCACCTCTCCGTAATGCTCGCAACATGGGAGGGGACTCCCAATAAACCGGGTGTTGTGGCTCGGCTAGATGATATTGAGGACAAACTCAAGGATGTGCAGTACCACGTCAAACCAAATCATGGCGGGTCCACCATAGACGCACAAAACCGCCAGTTGAAAGAAATCCTTTCCTACCTCAAGGAGAAAGATAATGGGTGAACACGAAGCCCCCTCCAAGGGCATTGACCCCAAGGTCCGCTTCTACGCATACTGTGCATGCTTCGGGATCCTTGTGGCGCTCAGTGCCATGCGCGTAATCGACGGATCCTACATCGACGCAATCAACTTCATCACCGCAGGATTCTTCGGCGTTGCCGCCTACAACGTCCCCCGAGTAGGTGACAAGTAATGGCAACGCGAGCAGACATCCTCCGCGTCGCAAAAGGCGAAATCGGATACTCGCGATGGAGTGACCCGGAAAATGGCACCAAGTACGGACGATGGTACGCCCACGCCGTCGGCAACGACATGTTCGCCGCCAGCGGCGTCCCTTTCTGCGACATGTTCGTCTCCTGGGTCCTCTCCACCGTCGGCATCGCATGGCGCTCCGCCTACGTCCCAGGACGCGAGAACGAAGCCCGCGCACGCGGCGTCCTCATCAGCAAGTGGGACGTCCGCCCCGGCGACGCAGTCACCTTCGACTGGCAGGGCGACGGAGAGTCCGACCACATCGGAATCGCCGTCACCGCCCCCTACGGCAACAAGATCGACACTGTCGAAGGCAACACCTCATGGGGCTACGCCGGATCCCAAGGCAACGGCGGTGTCGTCGCCAACAAGCAGCGCGACATGGACGATATCGTCTACGGCATCCGCCTCGTAGACGACTACGCCGTCGCCCGAGCCAGCGACGGATCCAGCAACATCACCGGAATTCAGACCGCAATCGGTGCCAACCCGGACAACATCCTGGGGCCCGACACCGAGAAGCGACTCTACGCCGTCGTCGCTGCCAGCGGATGGGCAGGGAGGCACTTCCCCTACGGAATCCAGTACACACAATCCGTCGTCGGAACCAATCCCGACGGTGTGTGGGGAGACGCTAGCGACGCCGCACACGACCGAGTAATCGCCGCAATCCAGCGAGCACTCGGAGTCGAGGACGACGGCATATGGGGCCCCGTGTCCCAAGCCGCATGGGAGCGATTCAGGCGAAACGCCAAACGCCCCTAACCCAAGACACAGATATCCCCCGGAGCCTCCAGCCACTCCGGGGGATATCTGTGCTCAAATCACGTCCGTGATCTCACTTCCAGTCCTGACCTTCACCACAGTGTGCTCCCAGCCCTGCTTAGTCTTCTCAATCGTGTGCTCGCCATCTGTGCTTGAAAACTCCACCTTGCCATCGCTATACACCGCTCCTGTGCCAGATGTGAATGCTGCATTGATCTTCGCGGCGTCTTCCTCACTGTATGTTGAAATCGCCTCCAGGAGTTCAACACACATCTTTTTGTAACGAACTATCATTGTTCCTCCTCAGGAAACTCAACACCCAAAGTTTCTAGGCACGATTTAAGATGTGCCTCGCACTTGCTGCGCCCCTTAGGGCCAAACCTCTTAATTGTGTTTATCCCCGTCATTAGGTTGGAAAATGTCACTCGATTGTCGGGCCATCCGTAAGCGCATATACGATAATCGATATTCTCAATAATTAAGAAAGAATCTTCTGCGAGAGCAATGAAGTCGGGTAGTTGGTTGTCGATATTGTACTTCTCAACAAATTGCTTAAAGAAATACATCAAATCACTCCCAGTGCTTCAAGGCAAAGATCTGCTAGCGCATTATTTTTCTCTTCAATAGAGTTAAAGTATTGCACTGTTCCGCTCGATGTATTTGCAGGCTCCCATGTCTCAAACGCGTAGTCATTAATCAAACGAATAGCAATAGGACCACAGTAAATGATGTTTGCTCCGCCGGCTGTATATGCTTCACGCATTCCGTAAGATCTTAGTTCTCTCTTAATGGTGTTAATTGACTTCATGATAAACTCAACAGTGATCGCATCACACACTCAAATTCTTCGGAAGTAGCAGACATGTCTGTATGTTTGATATACCATCGGGAATCTCCGGTGCGCTCCCAAATAATATTATGATAAATACCCATCAAATACTCCTACGTCTAAGCCTGTCTGTGAATCAATGATGTTTGTGATTGCAATTATGTGATACTCTTTCGTGCCTTGTTTCCAATAATGAATCCGGCCAGTATCCTTATAATAACCAACATGGTATCCTCTACATAAACACAATGAAAGAAAATTCGTAACTTTCCAAAAAGTCAACAACTTAGCGTCATCGGTCGAGTCGTGATGACTTCGCTGCTTCATGCTCGATCACCCATCCAAGCCAGCAAATCCCCCTGAGACCAAAAGGTCTTCCAGTAGCCAGTGGTCACCACGTGCCATCTGCGATGATGAACCCTCTTAACCTTATACTCTCGACCAAAAATATCTGAGAGAGTGCTAAATTCGCTCATGATCAATCCTTTCTAGAGATATTCCGTAATCCACTTCAGCAGAAGTAGTGACTTATTGAAATCAATCAGTTCCCGCTGTGAACCCCTATAAAGACAATAGCAATTATAGTGCCATTCGATCAAGTATTCCACTCCATTAACCGTCGCCTCCCATCCGCCATTTGGTGTTTTTGTCCAACTGATTGTTGTGCAATCCTCTGTTT